ATGGTATACCATGGACCATATGGAAAATATAACATGGAAATACATTTATTTTATGTATAATATGAATATACCAAATTACGATTGGTATATATTTATTGATGATGACACATTTGTATTCGAAAACAGGCTTAAAAATTTATTGGCTCGTTATGATTCTAATGAATGTTATTATATTGGCAAAGAATTAAATCATATCAAAGAACACTTTTGTAGTTATATGTCAGGAGGGGCGGGTTATGCTATATCCAACAAATTATATTCGCATATTGTCTCCTATATTAAACAAAAAGGAATTCATGAATCATATTATAGTATTGTAAACACCGAGTATCAACCAGACGATCTGTGCATGGGTATATGGATTCAAGATATTGCAAAAGAAAACAAGGTAAACCAAATTAACAATGATTTATTTCACCTAGGGTTACATGAAGACGACTGTCAACTACATAAAGCAATTACATTTCATAAAGTTACCACCAAAGAACAATACGAATTCTATTATTCAGAATCAAATAAGGAATCCATAGACGAGTCAAACAATGAATCAACAAATATACCAGAAATCGCTTCTACAAAAGACAGTACTGTATTTGTATTAGTATCAGATGCCACTTATTTTAATAAAGCCAAAAGAACCATTGTTGATTTAAGAAGTAAAGGTAATTGGCAAGGCGATATAGTGTTGATAACAATAGATTTTATTTTACATGCGAATTTCAAGGATTTTTATAATATTACTGAAGTTACGTTTCCTCTATTAGACAAATCTATTTTACTCGCTAAAATCGGCGAAAATGGATTTTCAGACACTACGGATAAAAGAGAAATCAATAAATTAAACCAATGGGAAAAACTACATGTCTTCGACGATTATTTTATGAAATGGTCTCGTGTGGTATATCTAGATGCAGGATTAAGGGTTTTGGACAATGTATCTTATTTGCTTCAATTAGATTATAAAAATAAAATATTAGCGCCAAAAGATGGTAAATTATATGATGACCAAGAATTTAAATGTCAATTAAGTTATGACAAACCAGAATTCATTGATGAATTAAAAAACATGTACGGAGACAACATTTTAAAGTCAAATTATATGCTGAATTGTATGTGGATTTATGATACGAATATTTTGAATTTGTGCGACAAAAAGCAATTAATGGAAGCAATGAATAAATATAGTTTTTGTAAAACAAATGAAATGGGAATTATGAATATAATGTTTCATTTTAAATACCATTTATGGGAGCGGCTTCCTATGAAAGCATCAAATGGAAAAATATTGTTTGATTGGTGTGAATTAAATAATGACGGCACACATTGGAAAGATTATTGCTATATAAAATATCCATTAACGATTTCTTTTGACGATTGTTAAAGTTCACGATGGTTAAAGGGACGATGGTTAAAGGGACGATGGTTAAAGGGACGATGGTTAAAGTTCACGATGGTTAAAGGTAACATCATACAACAACTAAATAACACTATAATAATAGTCATTTATTATATTTTTATTTTTCACACATCTACTCATTTTAGCAGGAGATATGCCTTCTGATATGGCAGCTGTTGCAATTGTATCCCATGTTGCTAATAGTATATCTGTATTACACTCTCTTTTATAAACTTTTTTGCCAGTTGACGATACATAGTTTGGTTTATACTCTACTTGTTTTATTTCCAAACCATAATAACCTTCATTATTTCCTTCAGGAGTCCATACTGTTGCTTTAAGAGCATATGGAGAAGCATTTAGATATTCTTTTATTTCTTTCATATCGTTTTCCGATAGCTCTATACCAACGGACACTTTCCATTTTTGATATTCACGTAACAATACTGAGTTTAGTATTTTTCCGCGGTCTGAAAATTTGCATACTTGAAAGATAAAGTTTTCGACACTGTCGTTTTCTCTCGATTTTTTATATTCAATCGGTTTTAATTTAATACCTGCGTATCCGTGATTTCCTTGAATTCGCTTTGGTTTGAATCGAGTATCCAAATAATTTTTTAAAGCGTGAAAGGTTTCTTTTGTGGGTTTAACTTGGTTCCATAAACGATAACGCCCTTCTATATTGACAGATATTTCTTCTACATCTGGACGCACTATGCAAATGCTACTAATAAATTCATTAAATTTTTTGTTCAGCTCGTCTTCGGGTAATAATACATTTTGGTAAACAGACTGGTTCTCTGCATTTGCGGTATTTAAAATTTCTTGTTGACATTCTATTTTATCCTTTAATTCGTTTATCTCAATCGTTTTTTGGGTAAGGGACATTTCTTGACGTTTGATTTGTTGTTTCAAAATTCTATTTTCATTTTCTAATTCTTCGTTTTCCTTCATCAACCTATTGAAATTATCAATACTATATGTCTTAGAGTGAATAATATCTTTAATGCATTTAGATAATTTTTCAATCGTAAAATTGGTATCGTCATATGCAATAATTTCGGTCTTGTTTTTCCCATTTATTTCGAGTGAACGAATTTGCCTTTTTATTTTCGGATATGTTTTTATTAGATTTTCTATTTCTACTTTATTTTGAACTCTAAACGCCTGCATTAAAATAAAATTAGTATATTTTTTACGATGGTCGGCTATTCTAGTGGCCAAATCATTTGTATGTCCAAATTTAATCAATTTCTCGCCAGCTTCATTGGTATTATCAATCGTTCCAAAATAAATACATTCGGTGTTTAGTGGAAATTGGATAATGATCGCTTGCTCTACGGCCTTTTGTTTTTCTTTTTTTGTATTTTGTAATAAGGTTTGTTTTTCTTGTTCTACGGTGTGTTTAATTTCTAAAATAATATTTTCTTTTTGTTCGAGTTGCAATTTTAATTCGGTTGTTTCTTCTTCTAATGTTTCTTGTAAAACCTCCTCTAATTTCATGTAATATTCATGTATTTCGGATGCTTTTTTCGTTTGTGCTTTCAAACACAATGATTTAAAACATTTTATAGTTAGCATTATGGTTTGTTTATTTTGACCGCCATGTTGTTTTACTTTTTCTGTTGTATTAAAAACCGCTTGTCCTTCTTGACGACCAAGATTTTTATAGTCAATATTTAATTCAAAATTTTTTGTTAAAATTCTCTTTGCATTTTCTTTCAAAGTAAAACCAAGCCATTTCCATATATTATCAAAGTCAATAACAAATTCTGTGTTTTTATCATAATTTAAGTAACAATAAAAGCTACTAATAAACAGTTGTTGTTCAAATCCAGTAAATATTTGTTTAATTTTATCTAGCAATTTGTTATTATACGTTCTGGAAAGCTTTGTAATAGGGTTTTTCTCTATGAGTTCTACAATGTTTAGTTGTGACATCTTATTATACAATATATAATAAGATAGTCTTTAAGTTACTTTACCGTTTTTTATTTATAAAAGCGAGTTTTATAAAAGCGGTTTACCACTTATTCGCTTTTTTGACACTAATTCTAGGTCCTCCTCCGCGTTTTTTGGCTGCATTTGGGTCATATTGTTCTTCTTCATCGTCGTCCTTCAGTCCTTTTGATAATTCCCAGAATTCTTTGGAGCCTAATCTAAAATCACCGTGGTCATCCGCTTTATACCAAAACACTTGGTCATGTAATTTGTTGGATTTTGAATTATTATTGATTACCAAGCACTCATAATTCTCTGTGCACTGGTCCATGACCTGACAAAATGATTCAAAGGTTGGAAACATACCTGCGTAATTTTCATAGATTCTTCTGCGGTTGGCAATGTAATTTTCTCTAAGGATAAACACATAATCTATATTGGTACGCAGTGTCGGTGGAATGCCTAAGGGATATTGCATTGTGATGACCAACATGACCTTCCAATGACGACCATTCATGAAAAGTAAACGCATCATTTTATCACGCGACCACGTATTATCATATAGACAATCATCTAAAATAACAAAGGCTCTGGGGTCAATCGTAGTGCGTTTATACGTTTCCATTTCTTTTTTAATTTGTTTCAAAACGGTTCGTTGACGTTTTAAAATATTTTCAATGATGGCAGTATTGTATTCATTATGTACAAACAATTTTGGCACCATTTTTCCGTAAAAACCGTTTCCTTCTTCTGTTCCAGATATTACCGTGCCAATTGGTATTTCTTGTTGATAATAAAGCAAGTCTCTTACCAAAAAGGATTTGCCAGTGTCTCTCTTACCAATTAAAACCACCACAGGTCCTTTATTCTCATTTGGTTTAAAACTAATACTTTTCATATCAAATTTTTTAAGTTCCAAAGTCATTATTATTTAAAATAGAAACTTTTTTTTATCAATTTAAACGTATTGTAGAAAATCTGTAATATCTAGAAACATTCTATACTATTGAGAAATGATTATTATTTATAATAAGTTAAAAACAAATATAATTTTTATATTAATTAGCTAAAGTATGGTATTTGTAAACTATCAAAAAAGAAAGAACGCTGAACTTTTCAAAAGTTTAGAAGATTCTGATTCTCTTTTTCTATCCAATGCACAAAATTATATTCCAATTTACACCCGATTCTTTTCATTAAATGATACAAACTTTAATAGTATCAATTTAAACCATAAATGGTATATTTATAGTCTTGATAAACAGAACGAAGAAAACCCGAACTTGTATAAATGCAAAATCAATAATCTTACAACGCAAAAGACAATTCATAAAGAAGTATTTTTTAAGCTGGCTCCATTATTAGACCCATATAAATATTTAACAGGAAAATATAATATTAACGATGAAAAAATATTTAATTTACCCACATTAAATTCCAGTTCCGATGAGTGTCACCCAAAGTTATTAGACACCAATAACTCCGCTTACGTAGATGGGTTATTTATATATTTAACCAGTAATTTATTGCACAATAATCATTTTATACATGGACTAGATTATTATGGTTCTATTCTAGGCATCAAAAATAATTATAAGATTAATGTGTTTGATGATATTGATTATTTGAATAATTCTGATTTTTTTAATAACAACAAAAATACCCTCTTTAAAATAGACGATTATCAACATTTATTTCAAAATGAAAACAATGCAAAATTGGCACCCATTACAATACAATATAATACCAGCGCGAAGTCCCAATTATCAATAAAATCTCTCGATAATGAGTTATTTGAAGGTGTATTTGAAGATAATACATCGAGTAAAAATAGTAGCGATGTAGATGATGTAGATGATGTAGATGATATAAATGTAGATATAGACGAGTTACACGAATTCACCAATGATTTAGATATAACAAATACGAATATAATAGATACTGAAAATAACAATGTGGTTAGTTTAAAATCAAATTCGTCTTGTTCTTCTCGATCATCCTATACAGATAGTAACGACAGTAATAATGATAGTAACGACGAATGCGACAATTGTGGAGAATTAGAAACCTTTGACGACCTAAATAGTGATAATACAAACAGTGCCAATGACTCGGAAAGTGACTCTGAAAATGAATCTGAAAGTGATTCTGATAATGCATCATACGAAGAAGAACAAATATTCGCCACCATACCAAAATTTCCAATCCAAGTTATCGGCATGGAATATTGTGAAAATACATTTGATGATTTAATCTTAAATGAAGACTTAACAAAGGAAGGGTGGTTATCAGCATTTATGCAAATAATTATGATATTAATAACATATCAAAAATCATTTGGATTTACACATAACGATTTACATACGAATAACGTAATGTATAATAAAACCGATAAAAAATACATTTATTATTGCTATAAGAAAAAATATTACAAGGTTCCTACGTTTGGTCGCATATTCAAAATCATCGATTTTGGCAGAAGTATTTATAAATTTGATGGCAAATTATTCTGCAGCGACAGTTTTCAAATAGGCGGTGATGCAGCCACCCAATACAACATCGAACCATATTTAAACAACAAAAAACCCCGATTAGAACCCAATTTTAGTTTTGATTTATGTCGTTTGGCTTGTTCCATTTTTGATTATGTGATTGATGATTTTGAAGAAATAAAGGATATTAGCAAATGTAAAGACCCAATTAAACGTTTAATTGTGGAATGGTGTTTAGACGATAAAGGTATAAATATGTTATACAAAAATAATGGCACTGACCGTTATCCAGACTTTAAATTATACAAAATGATTGCACGATGTGTGCATAATCACATACCACAAGCACAACTAGAACGCTCAGAATTCGACGCTTTTTCAAAATTTAAAGGAGACGTTCCTGATGATGTTATCAACATTGATAATATACCTTCCTATATGTAACTCTGGCATTTTACAAGCGGAACACAAAGGTATAAAAATTTGTATATTTAGAAATAATAACAATAATATATAATTGTTATGGAAGAAATTCTTATTGACGACCTGGCCCCCGAAACCCAATATTATATCGAATATCTTGGTATGGACCGCGATGATTATATGGTTGATAAAAGTTATAAGAATGTGCGGAAAATGGGTACATTCAAACGTTTCGTTCCTTATGGTACTACGAATGTCGCTGAGTTTATAGATATAAAAGACGTGAATAGTGGTGAACCTAGTTCAACATATCCATTTGCAAAAGATACAATGCTGCTTTCGTCACCTCCTTATTATTTTTATAAAATGACTGGAAATAGAGAAAAATATAATACGGCATTACAAAAGGGATTCGAAAAACTTATTGATGAAAAAACGAATACAAATATAGGCACCGAAGCCAGTCCAAAGGATTATTTCACATCCAAAAAGTTAGGTGGTAGAAAAGGTCGGAAAAGTAGAAGAAGTAGAAAAAGTAGAAAGGGTCGGAAAAGTAGAAAAAGCAGAAAAAGCAGAAACAAGTAAAATGGTAACAGTTACCATCCACAAATGTATAAGTAAATCTTAGTTTGTTTTATTTTTCTTTACAATCGGCGTAATTTGTTATTTATGTCATAATATAATCTTTGAGATGTTTATATTATGGATTCATTTGGTTTTATTATAACAAGACATGTTAATTCCGAAGCTACCAATAAATACTGGAATCATTCAGTAAAAATACTTAGAAGATTATACCCTAAAAGAAAAATAATCATCATTGACGATAATAGCAATCAAGATTTCGTAAAAGCAGACTTTAATTATAATAATCTTCAAATCATACAATCTGAATTCCCTGGTAGAGGAGAATTATTACCCTATTACTACTTTATAAAACATAAATTTTTTGAAAATGCGGTAATAATGCACGATAGCGTTTTTATTCACAAAAGAATTAATTTTGACAATTTAAGAGGTAAAAAGGTGTTACCATTGTGGCATTTCCATTCAGACAATGAAAATATAAATAATTCAATAAAAATATCGAGTGTTCTATTGAATTCACACATTTTACAAGACAAATTAAGAGATGAAATAAAAATTGGATTACCACAAGATAATTGGTATGGATGTTTTGGTGTTCAAGCGTACATTAATCATGATTTTTTATTGCACATTGAAAATAAATATAAAATAACTAATATGGTGTATAGTGTATTGAATCGACTTGATAGATGTTGTTTAGAAAGAATTATGGGCTGTATTTTTAACAATGAATGCCCTTTATCCATAAAAATAAAATCGTTATTCGGCGATATATCGCAACATCATAATTGGAGAAAATATACATTTGACAAATACATTGCGCACTTAAAAAAAGGCACTACACCACATGTGGCCGTGAAAGTTTGGACGGGTAGATGAAAAACTGTGCTATTGTGAGAGTTAGATTCGTTAAAACCATCACAAAACCTAAAAACCTAAAACCCGGGATTATCGGTAAACACTGGCGTAACAGCGGACCCACTCCCTGCGCCTCCTTTAAATAGTGGGTTTATTTGGTCAATAACAAAATACCCAGAAACAACACTAAAGTAAACTAATAAGGCATCTCTTATTAACAATTTAAGCGGTTTACTTTCCTTTTCTATAAATCTCATTTCAATAAATTTTGCGATTAAAAATACGACTGAAATGATTGCTGCGTTAATAAAAATATTATTCATTACAATAAATAAGCATAATCTTATTTATTTTAATACGCATTTTATTCTAAAACTTCAATATCGTCGATTATTAAATCTGGTAATAATTCTAGCTGCGGTTCTTCGATATTATGAATATCTAATACATCTAAATTAAATGGCTGGTCTGTAATGTTTAATTTCGAAATATCGTCATCATCATTTTCCATTTCCATTTTCCTTTGTTGATTACGTAACTCACTTATTTCTTCTAAATGAGAAATAGATTTTGGAGCAATTACATTGGCTACATTTCCATCATCGCCCTTTACATAATCAATTTCGTTGAAACTTAAGTTGGGTCTGGTTTGTAATCCATGTGCATTGGCATTTACATTGGCATTTACAGCTTCCTTTATAGGTTCCTCAATGATTTCCTCCTTAATCTCTTCTACGACATCTTCTTCTATTGTCTCATCCATATATGCTTTTAGAATTGCGTCCACTGGGATACTCTCTCTCAATGTGTTTAATATACATTCTTGAACTATGATTTCCAATTCTCGGTGGTTTTTTTGGATTTGTAATGGCTGAATATTTACTTCAAATAAATATACATTTTTATAGACCTTTCTGGCAACGTTTATATATGTTTTGTGTATAAAATCGTCTAATTTTGGAATATTAATGTCTATCTTTTTTTGTTTCTGACCAACTCTCATCGCAGTTAATATTTTTAACTGTATAATGTGGACACATGTTACTAAATCTTCTAAATAATTACAGCCAGATTTATCACATATTCGTTTTCTTTCGGTTTCTATTATTTGCGAATTCCATTTGGGTATTCTAGAAATCAAATTTTGAAATGTCATTAAATATTTGTCATTTTCTCCATTTTCTTTACAAAGCTTGATTGATTCGTCTAAAATAGATTTATAACCGTCAATTATTAAAGGAGTTAAAATTGTAACTAAACGAGAACTCCATTCGTTTTTCGATTCATGAAGAGCGCTAACATTAAAATCATCCATTTTACATAAAACTAATATTTTCTAAAGATAGTTCTGAACTTAAAAAAATGAAATGCAAAATAAATAAAATAAGAAGTTTTTCATTTCTAAATTCTTTTCTTACACGATTAAAGCACATAAGAAGCTCATATCGTTTTTCAAACGTCATGACATTATCTAAAAACCTGGGGTTTTCTAATAGCTGCATTACGTCTAATGAACTATAGGCTTTTTCATATAACTTTACACACAACAACATTAATTCTTCAACAGTATTGTTTTTACTTACTTTTAGTAGCTCCTTTTTGAGAGAATCGAGTCGTTTCGTTTTAATATCCTTCAAATTAAACACTTCATTTAAATTATATTGGTATAAATTCACAATAGTGCCATTTATCATGGGTTCAGGAACATAAATTTCGCAAAAACGCGATAATATCGGTTTCATTAAATTATATTTATCTTCTGCAATAATAAAAAAACGTGTGTTGTGACTGAACAATTCAATACATCTGCGTAAGGCGGACTGTGCATCTATCGTTAATTTATCAGCATTTAATAGGATGATACTTTTAAAAATATTACCACAATTCGAATTAATATGGGTTTTTGCAAAGAATTTTAATTCGTCTCTTATAAATTTGATGCCTTTACCATGTGAACAATTTACATACATAACAAACGATTTAATTTTATCTTTATCGTTATCATAAATTTTGTGGATAAATTCGCTCACAATTGTTCTTTTTCCACTTCCCGATGGTCCATGAAATAGAATATTGGGTATTTTATGTATTTCGTGGAAGTAATTTAATTTCGTTTTAATAGATTGATGAATTGGTAATGACATTAGTGAATTACTATAGTAATGTAAAATGTTTTTATATTAATATACGTATTATAACGTATATAAAAAATATAAAATATCAAAAATTATGCTTTGCTGAGAATATAATTACATAGCGATTTATAGTATAAATCATATGATAAATTTGGCAATAACCGTTGTCTATTCATTGTAACAGAACATCCGCTACTATTTAATGACGAAACATCGAAATCGATTATTTTGTATTCTAATGCTTTATGAATTATTTTTTCCACTTCATCTTCTCTCCCTTCTTTTACGTGTAAATGAAGTGAAAATTTGATAGGACGAACCAACCCAAATCGTATACAAGCATCTATAATATTTTCGAATTCTTCTACTTGCAGTGTTCCGCATGTATCCGATAAACAAATAGCGTCTACCTTTAAGGTATTTAATTTCACTAGTCGATTGATTATAAAATCACAGTCTATTTTACCTTCAATAGGACATTCGGATATACAAGAGACATATAATTTGATAATTGGTGCAACTTTTCTATACGTATTGTTGTTGAGTTCTTCTATCATTGATTGAATCTCACGGTCTGATTCGTCTAAAGTCATTCTCGTATTTTTAATTTGAAAACTATTGGAAACCGAAGATATAAATGAAAAATGATTGATGTGGGGATTATTTATAATATTTTGTAAATTTGCTTTGTTAGGAACCAGAAGATATTTATTACTTTCGTCTAGCGAATCACTTGTTTTAGAATTATGTAATAATACATTCATGATTTCCATCGTATCCGCAAATATGGGTAGTACTTTTTCAGATACAATAGAGCCGATTTCAATATTCAAAGGCTTATAATTAAAAATAATGTTGTGATATATTTTCAGCTTGTCGTTGGTGGTAAAATCTTTTTGTATTTCTTTTGGTAAAGCTTGTAGACCATCTCGCAATGATACGTCAAATGGTACTGGTGTGCCTAATTCACTATAAATTCTCTCGTATTTATTATTGGATAACAGCCATTTTCTAAACGTATTTGCGCATCTAGGATATAAAAAATTAGTTAACATATTTACTCGCTTTACATATGTTAACAAAATAAATTTAACTCGTTTTACAAAGAAATTATATATTTTTTATGATATTTTATCATATCTTTTACACGGAATCAGTGAAAGAAAATACGTAGGGGTTCGATTTTAGTGCAGAAAGAATATCTGGTTGAATACGGTCACATCCTGCACATTCGTTGTAATATTGCGGCGCTCTAATTGCGCCGTATGTTTGCGCTGATGGTGGTAATCCAGATAACCTAGAAAATGCTGGATTAACACGACCATCTAAGCGGTCTGAATCGGCTTTAATCGTGGTTAAATTCATTTGCTGATTAAATATCTGAGTGCCGCCTTGGTTTGGTCTATTGGCGATAGTTTGCGATTTAATATCGTTGTTATGTTGTCTATAAGCAGCTTCATAATTCATATCACCATAACCAGTAGCATAACCTCCTGCGGCGGTATAATATTCACAACTCGTGGTGTCTCTCTGGGTATTATCTGGAGCAGTATAATTATTTACATAAATACTTTCTTTTTGATTATTAATGTTGAAATTTTGCTCATACAATGTGGTCTCCTTTATGGTCGTTGGTGTTGTATCTTGAGGATTATATACATAACCTTTGGGGACGGCTGGCGCGGCTTCACCATAAATACGAACATTGTTGATGGTTTCGTCTTTACGGGTTGGTTTTAAGATATCCATTAATGGTGCAATGACGGCTCCTATGGCGCCGCTAAATCCACTTCTTAACGTATCAGGCTGTTTCACGGTTAAACGATGGTTCTCATAATTAGTGTGACTTTTCAAAAAATTATCAGCGTCGGTATGGGGACCACGACCAGCCGCTCTGGAATGGTTGACTCCACCTGGCAATACTTGATGTCTTTTGGATGGTTCAAAATTTTCTGGAGCTGTCGCGGCTTTCACTTCTACCGAGCCAGCTGGTCCCATATAATCCGTTACAATATCATTTCGTCGAACAACACCCATTTCCTGAATAGGTCTCAAGGTTTCACCTTTTTCAGCTCCAGTAGTCGTTAACCAACGGTCCTGTGTATTGATAAAAAAAGTATCTGGTCTTTGTTTCTCCACACGTCCGAGTAATTGAGTCGTGGGGGCGGTTTTAATGAAGGAGTTGGCTGGACCTTCATGATTGATTAATTCGTATTCCAATTTGGGATTCGTATCAACTCTTAATTGGTCAACTGTTTTAGGTAACCATTTATCACGTGCTTCCATGCCTGAATTGTAACCATTGCTACCATTGATTCCGTAACCTTGATCTAAACCTGGACCTACCATAACTGTATCAAAAGGTTTGACATTGTTGTTTTTCATACCTGGAACAACGCGTGACTGATAAAAATCACTTTGATTTGGCATACCATAGGCCCATTGCATATTGTCTTCAGGCTTGAACAAAGGTGCTTGTTCAATTTTCTTAATTACTTGGGAGCCGGAGCCAACCATATTATCTAATACGGATTCGTTTATCGTCATGTCATACGTGCGTCCCTTTACCTTTCCGCCATTAAAAGGCACCATATTATTATGTTTAAATTGGCCCGAATTTAAATAATTGCCAGACAAGGAATAAATATCTTGAATATTTTGTCCTACTGGAACATGGTTTCGAACTTTTTGTTCATATAAATTTTGGTTAAAATATTTATCCGTTGCGGCATTTGGATTAGGATATTCCTGAACATTATCTACTAATTGATTAATATTTGTTACAGGATAATTTTGTGGATGAATATTGGTATTTGGTAAATAATTATCGGTCTTTACCCCCAAATTACTTCGAATTCCCATATTTGTATAATTTTCTTGGTTCTGTTGTCTGATTTCTCTTTTTACACAATTTTCGTTTGATTGATTAGATACAACATACATACCACCTAATGCTATTAAAGGTATTGCTATTTCCATATTTATATATATAGAGTATTATATTTTATTCACATATAATAATCTAAATAATTTTTATAGAGTATTTTTATTTTAACATTTTTAGTTTCACAATTACACCTTTGGTCCTTTATAGTGATTTACAGCTGTTGGTTTGTTGACAAGTATTCGGACCACCTACGTAATTTCCTCGAATCAAACTATAACTGGAAGGTAAGTCGTTTTTGGTTTCATTCATCACACATTCTCTCTTTGGTGTAAAATAGTCCTTTTCTAAAATTCTGGTGCTTAAATTATTTTGAAAAGGTAAACAAGTATTGGCTTGAGGGTTCAATGGAGGATATTGCCAATCTACTTGTTCTAAATCGCGATACCACCATGCAGGATTAGTTGCTCTGGATTGTTCGGTGGATAAATTATTACAACTAGGGTATTGAATCGCCTCATTTGGCACATTGTAATTTTTATAGTTATCTTTTCCTAAACAATCTCTTCCGATTTGTCTATTTACCCCTCTTAAATCACTCTCTAAATTGATGGTATTTGTTCGTAAATTGCCACCCCATTTTTGTATAATAATTTGAGGGTCTTCCATATAACAAGGATTCGCACCATTTCCTGGAACATTCAAAATCCATCTTCCAGGGTCTGTTGCTTGTTGTAATGATTTTTTTGTTCTAGCGTCATCATATTTAAATCTAGTAAATGCCATTTTATATTTTATATATATTTAAAATATATTTTAAAATACAATATTTTTGTATTGTTTTTGTTTCAACCTCTTATCGAATCTTCATAACAATATTTTCACATCCCTTTTAATATGTTAAAGTATTCCAACGGCTCTTTGAGACCTTCCTTAAACGACATATATATAAAATTTATCCCAATTAAAATGAAAAATATTACAACGTACCAAAGTACAGGGTCTATACCTCCAGCCTTTTTCATTCCCTCTTTTGTTTGAAATATTATATTTGTGTATCCTAAAATATATGATATAACTAATACTGCAGCAATGCAGAACAAGATATTGAAGTAAGTAAACTTTGCACCGCTCGTAAACTTGGCCATTTATATAAGAAAATATTTTATTTTTGAGCTTTTTTTTCCAAAATGTAAAACAAATCAATATTCTAAGTAATAAAACCAATATAAAGATAATGTCAAAAGAATAAATAAATTACAATGGATTTAATACCAAAATCACCTACATTATGTTTAAATATGATTGTCAAGAATGAAAGTAGAATTATCACTAGATTATTTGACTCGGTATTGCCTATTATTGATTCTTATTGTATTTGCGATACTGGCTCTACCGATAATACGATTCAAATAATCACCGAATATTTTGAAAATAAAAAAATACCAGGTAAAGTCGTAGTAGAACCATTTAAAAATTTTTGTCACAACAGAACATTTGCAATGCAATCATGCGTAGGTATGTCAGATTATCTTTTACTATTAGATGCGGATATGATTCTTGAAATTAAAAATTTTGACAAGAATATATTAAACACATCAGATAGTTTTAATATTCTTCAAGGCAACGACTCGTTTTATTATCAAAATATGAGAATTGTTCGAAACAATGGATTATATAGTTATACTGGCGTGACACACGAATATATCAATACCCCTCCCACCAATAGAACTCATTGTTTCGAAAAAAACGATTTATTTATTAGAGATATTGGTGATGGGGGCGCGAAACATGATAAATTCGAAAGAGATATAAGATTATTATTAGAAGGCATTAAAGACGAACCTAACAACGGTAGATATTATTTTTATCTAGGAAATAGTTATCATGACTCAGGGCGTTTTGGTGAAGCCATCAATGCCTACAAAAAACGTATTGAATTGGGTGGTTGGAATGAAGAAGTGTGGTATAGTTATTACAGAATTGGTTTATGTTTTAAAAATATGCACAAAATGCATGATGCTATTTATTATTGGATGGAAGGTTATGATTATTACCCAGAACGGTTGGAAGGGTTATTCGAAATTATCCAACATTATAGATTCATTTCCAAACATAAATTATCATATATGTTCTATAAACAAGCAAAGCAGATTTTAGATTTAAACCACAATAGAATTGGTTATTTATTTTTACACGACGAAATTTATACGTCAAAGTTATATTACGAATTTACCATTATAGCTGCCTACGTTGGTATACATAACATAAATTACGAAGTCGTAAAAGTATTAAACAATTCAAATAATGACTCAGAAATGAGTAATATGTTACAAAATATGAAATTTTACAAGGATGTTTTGAAACAGAAAAGAAGGATAACTATGGATGATAAACACGTCTCCAATATTAATAATGAGAATATTACCTTGTATTCTTCGTCGAGTTGTTTAATACCAAATTCTACCAATGATGGATATCACATGAATATTCGATATGTAAATTACTATATAAATGATGGCGGATATTATCTAAATTGCGATAATAATATTATAACGGTGAATAAATATGTTGAGCTCGATAAATCTTTGAACGTTAAAAACGAAAAATGGATGGATTATGTTTTTGACAATAGAAGATATATTGGAGTAGAAGATATTCGGATTTACGACGACGTTTCGAGCGGAAAGAAATTATTTATCGGCACTGGGTTTCATCAAAATAATCAAATTGGTATTGTTTCTGGTGATTATAATATAGAAACAGGTGCATTAAATTACTGCGAATTAACACAAAAATTTAGAGACACTGGTTGCGAAAAAATTGGGTATTTATTGATTATAACGATTCAACTCATGTGGTTTATGATTGGCATCCATTAACAATATGTAAAATTGATGATACCAAAAAAGAATTGAATATTATTGAGAAAAGAGATACCCCTAACATTTTCTCTAGAATTAGGGGGTCAACATGTGGATTTAAATATTCTAAAAAGGTGGGACAAAATAACAATGGAAATATTTCAATCAATATTACCGAAGATGAAATTTGGTTTGTAACACATATTGTTTCCTACGAGCAACCACGACATTATTATCATGTTATCACAGTATTTGACGCAAATATGAATTTATTACGATATTCGGCACCTTTTAAATTTGAGGGAGACCCTATTGAATATTGTCTTAGTATTGTGGTTGAAGATGACCAGGTTTTAATCAATTATAGCACTTGGGATAGAACTACCAGAATTGGAGTGTATGATAAAAATTATATAGATTCGCTCTTAGTATATAATTGATTTTACACCATCGGTATTATTCGCTAAATAGTTTTCAGTTTTCATTTTTCATTTTTCAGTTTGTAAAGTATAATAAATAAATATATGCGTTATTTATTATTCGTCGATTATTTTTACATTTCTGCGGACAAACCTAGCACGAACTCCTTATTTTCGTAATATTCAATATTTGTTTTATTATTTTCTAATAAAATATGGATTCTTTCCCTATCATGTTCATTATCAGAGTCTTTCTTGAAATTTATTAAGTTGATTACATTTGGTAACAATAATCTATGGTTATTGTAATAATTAGTAATGATATTTTGTTGTATATAATAAAATACAAAATCACAATGAGGATTCATTTCAAAATATTTTGCACAATAACATAATAAACTATATGCCTCTTTGGTTTTATTGTAATCTAAATATTTTTGAGAAGATTTAAATATTAAATCTATATTATGAACTGGATATAAATAATTCGACACTATTCCGTGGTAATCTCCATAATATAAATCGAATAATTGTGGGTTTTCCCTATGAACCATTGTCATTACCGCTTCGTCAATTTGATACCAATTATCATTATAAATTTCTTCTGTTTTATTTTTAAAAAGTTCAGAATACTTTTTCATATTTTCCATGGAACCTGAAAACAAACCTCCTGCCATATTATGATATATACATTGGAAATGCGTTTTAGGTGAATTCGTTTCCGTATAAGGATTTATACATAATTGTTTGATTTTATCTGGCACTTTATGAATCCATTCATAAATAGCATCGGTGCTTTGTGCCACGTGATTAATGCCAAAATCCATCCAAATGAAATGGCTACTATTGAAGGGGTTTCGTTGAATTGTTTTGTCAATACAATCAAATTTATTGTTATTTAAAATGACATATAAGGGTGTTTCGTGTTCTATCTCTCCGTTTAATATGTGAAATGTTTGTTGTAATTCCTGTAAACGAGGTAGATATTTATAAAAATACGTTGTTTTGAAATCGCATACATAAATATATGTGCTATCTAAGAGGTTGACGTCTTTTCTGACATTATAAATAGCATCATATGTTTCTTCGTTATCATCTATAAAAATAACAAGTGGGAACGGTAATTTTAATAAAAATTTGCATGAAAAATCGATATAACTGTCTAATTTTCGGTTTCTTTCAGTGGTATTGTTTTCCATACTCCGAATATCATATAACATGGTAACAATTGTTGGAAAGTTAACATTGTTATTGCATTTTGGAAATAGCTCAATAATATCGGTATAACATGTTTCAATCAGAAATGCTTTGTTATCATTTACGCCAATAGTTATAAAAATTCGATTGTTATAATTAGCTAATGAACAAGTAAATTCAATGTAAGAATTTTTAAAAAATACGAATTCTTCTGATAGTGTTATAGTATTTGTTTTAATGTTAAATAATAACCAACGATGATGTGTTATATTTTTATTTACGTGAATTAAAAAGAGTCGTTCGTATTTATTTATGAATATTCCATTTGTGGAACCGTGATAGCCAGTTAATTTATTTTGTATAGTTTCGGATAGTTCGATTTCTTGCAAATCATCGTTATCAATGGATTTTATGATAAATGGATCTAAACTATATATAACTTTATAAGTATTTGAGTTTGTATTGTTTGTATTATCTTGATAAGGCATCCAATTTTTTTCAACAATATTTGGTTTACAATTGCAAAAATGAGTCATTTTATTATTATTTATTTCTGCTTTAAATATGGATGGATTACCACCTTCGTTTAATTCCGGGACAATTACTAAGACATTATTTGCATCAATAAAACGTATATCTTCTAACCCTGTCCAATGGGACGTAAAAATTTGTAAATTATATTCGTATTTCAATATATTATATTCGAATGTTTCTATGTCTAATTTATCCGAATCACGTATATTACCAGTTATATTATAATATATTGAGTTTGATTTACTTTCATATAAAGTAAATTGTTTTTCTGGAAATTTTTTATAGTTAACACATCTAACTAGTATTTGGACATTTCCCTTTTCGTCTATAAATAATGATGGGTTCATTTCTACATAGTTATTTATATTGTTGTATTTATCATTAAAACAAATTTGAGGGATTATAATAGGGATTATATCCTTTTTTGGAAATATTATCATAATAAGTAATTATTATAATATTTTTTAAATGTTAATTTGCAAATTGCATTAAATATATAAATATGGACCTTTACCTTTTAATATTACCGAGTTTTTATTAGGTTCTATATCAATCACGCAACGTTGACCATGGACTATCCAATTGAATTTACTATTTTTACCATATACTTTAAATTTATTGTTTTCGACTTCACCTGCATTCAAAATAGTTAATTCGCCGTTGTAAATAGGTGTAATGTGCACTGTAAAATTGGTAGCAAGACTGTCGACGTAATATGGTAGTTCTATTTCGGCATATTCGTTGTTACTAATCTCTCCTTTGCCTCTATAATATACACCTACTTCTGGGCCTTCTAAGCAACCGTGCACGAGATATTTTTCTGAATTCTTAGGATGGTCAATCACGAATGTTTTATTACTATTGAAATAATATTGTCCGTTATTAAACCCAACTAAATTGCCGCTAGTATCTACCGTTGCTTCTAATGGTGTTGGGAAAGCACCGGTTGGACCTGTAGCGCCTGTTGGGCCGGTAGAGCCTGTTGGACCTGTAGAACCTGTTGGGCCAGTAGCACCTGTTGGACCTGTAGAGCCTGTTGGACCAGTAGCACCAGTGGGTCCTGTACCGATAGAACCTGTTGGACCTGTAGAACCACTAGAACCAGTAGAACCTGTTGGACCTGTACCAATTGGACCAGTTGGGCCTGTAGAGCCAGTAGAACCTGTGGCACCTGTAGGACCTGTGCCCACTGCACCAGTCGGACCTGTAGCGCCTGTTGGACCTGTAGCGCCTGTTGGGCCGGTAGAGCCTGTTGGGCCAGTAGCACCTGTTGGACCTGTAGAGCCTGTTGGACCAGTAGCACCAGTGGCACCAGTTGGACCTGTAGACCCTGTTGGACCTGTAGACCCTGTTGGACCTGTAGACCCTGTTGGACCTGTAGCGCCTGTTGGACCTGTAGCGCCTGTTGGGCCGGTAGAGCCTGTTGGGCCAGTAGCACCTGTTGGGCCAGTAGAGCCTGTTGGACCAGTAGCACCTGTTGGGCCTGTAGGGCCTGTAGGGCCTGTTCCAATAGAACCTGTTGGGCCAGTAGCACCTGTTGGACCTGTAGAGCCTGTTGGACCAGTAGCACCAGTGGCACCAGTTGGACCTGTAGACCCTCTTGGACCTGTAGACCCTGTTGGACCTGTAGCGCCTGTTGGACCTGTAGCGCCTGTTGGACCGGTAGCGCCTGTTGGGCCGGTAGAACCTGTTGGACCAGTAGCACCTGTTGGGCCTGTAGAACCTGTTGGGCCTGTAGGGCCTGTAGGGCCTGTTCCAATAGAACCAGTGGGCCCAGTGGCACCTGTAGACCCTGTTGGACCTGTAGCGCCTGTTGGGCCGGTAGAGCCTGTTGGGCCAGTAGCACCTGTTGGGCCAGTAGCACCTGTTGGGCCAGTAGAGCCTGTTGGACCAGTAGCACCTGTTGGGCCTGTAGGGCCTGTAGGGCCTGTTCCAATAGAACCAGTGGGCCCAGTGGCACCTGTAGAACCAGTGAAACCGGTAGAGCCTGTTGGGCCTGTAGAACCTGTTGGGCCTGTAGCACCTGTTGGGCCTGTAGAACCTGTTGGGCCTGTGAAACCAGTAGAACCTGTAGAGCCAGTAGAACCTGTAGAGCCAGTAGAACCTGTAGAGCCTGTTGGACCAGTAGCACCTGTTGGACCAGTAGCACCTGTTGGACCAGTAGCACCTGTTGGGCCTGTAGAACCTGTTGGGCCTGTAGAACCTGTTGGGCCTGTAGAACCTGTTGGGCCTGTAGAGCCTGTTGGGCCAGTAGCACCTGTTGGACCAGTAGAACCTGTTGGGCCTGTAGAGCCTGTTGGACCAGTAGCACCTGTTGGACCAGTAGCACCTGTTGGGCCTGTAGAACCTGTTGGACCAGTAGCACCTGTTGGACCAGTAGAACCTGTTGGACCAGTAGCACCTGTAGAACCTGTTGGGCCAGTAGCACCTGTTGGACCAGTAGAGCCAGTAGAGCCAGTTGGTCCTGTAGAACCAGTAGAACCAGTAGACCCGGTTGGTCCTGTTACCGAACCTGTTTGCACATAACCAAAGGCTATATTATTTATAGCTTCTCCGCCACTAAGATTATTAATAAAATCAAAATAACCATAATAATAAGTGGAAGATACTATAAGTGATGGTGAAGTCACCAAAGTGCTATATATCAATGCTGAATTTACAAAAAAATAAACAACTTGATTATTATTAACTACTATAGTAAATTGTGTTGTATTTGTGAAATTACCAGAAATATCAAGAACTTGAGAATTGTTGGCAAATATAGTATATTTACCAGCTCCACCTGAAACAGGATAATCTATACCAAAGTAATGATATTTTTTATACGACAAATCATTTAAATCTTGATAAGCTACACCATAGTAATCTACCGCGGTGGTAACATTGTCAGATATATAAAACGTTATAAATACCGATGCATAAGCTTCTACTGTTCTAGCTACACTCTCGCCCGATGAAGGTGCTGCAAAAATAGAATTTTTAGTTGGAAAAGTTATGTTTGAATCATTTGTTGTTAATGTGAATAATGCAGGACCACCCTGACCTGTATTTCCGACTAAGCCTGTAGGACCCGTTGCGCCAGTCGTTCCAGTTGCACCTGTGGAACCTGTAGGACCTGTGGAACCTGTAGGACCGGTAGAGCCAGTAGGGCCTGTAGTACCAGTTGGACCTGTAGAGCCAGTTGGACCTGTAAAACCAGTTGGACCTGTAGAGCCAGTTGGACCTGTAGAGCCAGTTTGTCCGGTTGTTCCTGTCGTACCAGTAAATCCAGGAGGACCAGTGGAACCCGTAGGACCAGTGGAACCTGTAGGACCTGTGGAACCTGTAGGACCTGTGGAACCTGTAGGACCTGTGGAACCTGTAGGACCCGTGGAACCTGTCGTGCCTGTCGTCCCGGTAAATCCAGTAGGACCTGTTGCACCAGTAGGACCTGTAGCCCCGGTTCTACCTGTAGGACCAGTTGTTCCGGTAGGACTTGTTTGTATATATCCAAATGAAATATTACTAATTGATTCTGTGGTAGTGTTACTATTGAACGCAAAATATGCATAATAATAAGGACCTGTAGGAGGTGTTATTGAAGCAGTGCTATATTTTAATACTGAATCTATATAAAAATAAACAATACTATTATTCACTACTATGGTAAATTGAGTAATGGAAGAAATAAAGGGTTCTGCTAAAAAACTGGTAGCAACACCATTGGCAAATATAGAATAATTACCTCCACTAGGACTATCAATAAAAAAATAATGATATGGATTATAAACACTACTTCCATTATAATAAGCTAAACCATAATTATCAGTTCTAGTAGCATCATTATTTGTTATATAAAATGTTAAAAATGCGGTTTGATATGCTTCTAGTGTTCTAGCGTTTGTTGGAAATCCTACTGCAGTAGCACTAATTGAGTTTTTACTAGGAAACGAAACATTGGCTGGATAATCTGTTATTAATGTAAATAATGCAGGTCCTGGTGTTCCTGTAGGACCTGTGAAACCAGTTGCACCAGTGGAACCAGTTGGACCTGTGGCACCTGTAGGACCTGTGGCACCAGTAGGACCAGTTGGACCAGTTGGACCTGTGGCACCTGTAGGACCTGTGGCACCTGTAGGACCTGTGGCACCTGTGGCACCTGTAGGACCTGTGGCACCTGTAGGACCAGTACTACCAGTTGTGCCTGTCGTGCCAGTAAATCCAGGAGGACCAGTAACACCAGTAGGTCCTGTTGTACCTGTAGCACCCGTTGGACCAGTGGCACCCGTTGGACCAGTAGCACCCGTTGGACCAGTGGCACCTGTTGGACCTATTGGACCAGTTGCACCAGTGGCACCTGTAGAACCTGTGGCACCTGTAGAACCTGTAGAACCTGTTCGACCAGTTGCGCCAGTAGGACCAGTTGTTCCCGTAGGACTAGTTTGTATATATCCAAATGCAATATTACTTATTGATTCGGTAGCGGTGTTACTATTGAACGCAAAATATGCATAATAATAAGGACCTGATGGAGGTGTTACTGAAGCACCACTGTATTTTAATACTGAATCTACATAAAAATAAACAATACTATTATTCACTACTATGGTAAATTGTGTCGTGGAAAGAAAAGGACCAGTTAGTACGCCTGTAGGGAGACCATTCGCAAATATGTAATAATTTCCACTTGTAGGATTATCCGTGTAAAAATAATGCCATGGATTGGTATAATCTCCATCATAATAGGTTAAACCATAATTATTCGTAGTGGTAGAATCATTTGCTGTAATATAAAATGTTAAAAAGGCAGTTTGATAGGCCTCTAATGTTCTGGCAAATGTAGAGGAAGCATCAGGTGATGCAGTAATCGAATTTTTACTAGGAAATGATATATTTGAATTTGTTGTCGTTAATGTAAATAATGCAGGGCCTGGTGTTCCAGTTGGACCGGTAGGTCCAGTGCCAAGTGGACCTGTGGCACCAGTCGGTCCTAGACCTCCACTACCAGTAGGACCTGTATAGCCAGTCCCACCACCACCATTTCCACCTCCAGTAGGACCAGTATACCCCCTAGGACCTATGCCTGCTGGGCCTGCTGGGCCGACTGGACCCGGCGGACCTTGACCTTTTAAATCGCAACATCTTTGCGCACCTAAATATTGAGTATAATTTCCATAATATCTGGACATTTATATTATATTATATATGTGATATTAATTTTTGTAAATTATCTGTAATTATTTTCTATTTATAATTATTTTCTATTTGTAATTATTTTCTATTATTTGTAATAATCTTGTTTTATCTATATTATCATAATCAAATAAATATTTATCGCTCCATTCTGTATTTTGATTTGTCTGTGACACATACAATTTTTCTTTTTTACAGTATTTTCCTATATACCCATTTTCACACAAAACTTCTTCTGGTATTACATAAAATTTACCGTTTTTACAGTTTAACCAGTAAAGATCGTTATCACCTTCTTCATAACATCTATTTTTACATTTACCATTTATTCTACAATCGTATTTACATAAATTAAACATATATGAATTTATATTGTTATGAATAATAGAACCTACTTTTTCTTGAACCTTTTTATTTCCAATCATAAAATCATATACTAACCCTTCAATATCATTATTTTTAAACTCTATAAAATCAACTTTTGTTTCTCTAATTTTTCGATATTCTTTTTCTTGTTTTTGCCATTTAGTAGTCGGTGTATCTAGAATATCAAAATTTAATTTATTACATAATTCATAATAATTGTTTAATTTTTCAACAATATTATTTGATTGAACTTCATATTTGTTGTATTTTGATTTCTGTGCGATACCAATTGTTTTTAAACCTACCACTTCTTCATAAGGAATTAACCACATCTTTTTATCTTCATCACATATACACAAAAGTATACAATTATCATATTTCCCATTATTCAATCTAAAATAGTATTGATTTCTATCAGTTTTCTTAATAGTGGTTTTAACTTGAATACCTAACCATAAATCATTTATTTCGTTGAATTTTTGAATAGCAATATCAGCTTTACAACCATCAAATGTTTTGAGAATTTTAAAATAATGGTCTATCATATTTCTAAAATAAGCTATATTATTGTACTCTTGTTGTAAAGAGTTTTTGTTTTCACCTGTTCTAAACTCCTTTAATTTAATTCCAGTGTTCTTATTTACACAAGAAGGACAATTGGTACCTTGATTTAATCCATTAAAATTCTTCCAACATACTTCGTTTTTGTGACCACACGACGCAATATATGTCAAATTTTGTTTATTATTTATATAATATGTTTCAAATTCTTCTTTTGTGTAACATAGCTGACAATCTTTACTTGTAAAGTGCGATTCAATCGTTTCATAACTCGGTATATCCAAAGCACAATTTTTACATTTATTTCCATTTCCCTTTAAGAATAATTTGAGACTAATTGTATTAGTGTGACCACAAGTTGCTACGTAATTTAACTTACCTAATTGGTTATCGTATGTTTCACTTTTTAACAAACAATTATTTTGTTCAAATATGTTTTTCACTTGCTCTAATGTATATTTAGTAGGCATATATTTAATATACCTAAATATCTAAATATGTTTAACAATATATTATTGAATGTATTGTTAAACCAAAATTTAATTTATCGTTTTGTAATATTTTGTGACGGATTATGGTCTCGTTAAGTTGAGGGCAACTGCGCGAGGCAGAGACGTATCGAGCCAAGACTTGCTACATCGTACTTCACCACCAGAGGCAAATCGTTCTCTAAATAGACTTCTATTTGCTGACATAAATTCGTGCACTTGATAAAGTAACCTAAATTTTTAAGAGAAAATTCGCCTTGAATAATCTTGGAAGAATCTTGTTTCAAAATAAAGCCCATGGAACCATCGGATTCGGCACGATGAATTTCGGCGGATGCAAATTGACCAGAACATTTGAATATTAGCTCGCTACCAACCGATTTTATTTCCAATTTATCTGAAATACAAGATAAATCACGAATAATCTTTTGGAAATCAGCGGAAGGCAAATTAATAATAGAAGAAAACTTCACGTCTGGATATTGTAACTCTTCAGGCTCAGGCTCAATCAAGCGTAACTTCTGGGTTTTACATTGCTTAATTTCACCATTTTCAAATTTCAATGCTAAATGTGAAACAATTCCGTCCACATAATCAGAACCTTCAATGTAAAGGGTTAATGTATCGTCATTGTCAATAGAATTAATTAATTTAAACAAGTGAAACATGTTTACACCAATAATAATTTTATCCTTCTTGCATTCATAGAATTCGAAATTTTGTGCTGCTAAATAAAGATGAGCTAAAATGGTGTGTGATTTATCCATATTAATAATACGAATACCATCTGGTTCAAAGGTAATATTTGTTTCTAAAAGAATATCTTTTAGAGCAGTCATCAACGTTCTAAATGGCGCGATTTGTACAGTCTTAATAGTTAACACATTTCCTTCTGTTTGAGGCAATGTTTGGGTTTTATTTGAAAATGCGGACATTATAACTAATTTAATTTAATAATCTTTAAACCTTTATGAAATTAAATATTTAACGCATTTGTATATGACATAAAATATAACGAGCCATTTTCCGCCGTTTATACAGTGTCTGTATTATGGTTTCACTTTCGGAACTCTTCGGGTTCCATGTCCGTACCTTCTTCGAGCTCTTTTTGCCAAAGTCAGTGCTTTTGAATGTGGTTTACAACCTTTCTCTAAAATATTATAATCCACGGCGGCCGCTTTTCCAGCAGTTATTGCACTTGCTAAACGAGCATTACCCCACGATTGAGCAGTTTGGTTCGGACGTGAACCCGAAGAATAATAGGCTCCTTCTCCTTTACGTACAATTTTTGCTAAAGCGGTCTTGGAACACCCGGTCGCCTTGGCCAATTCATTTGTTGCACCAATTTTATCCACTTTATATATTTTACTCGCTTTAACGATGAAAGGCGATTTTTTTGAAGTAAAAGACGAAACACGCTTTCTGGTATAGAAAGAACCCCTTTTGTATAATCTTCTAGATTTCTTAATCATATTGGCTTGTTTTTTTCTATCTTTTCTAGTGAGTCTTTTTGGTAAATATCGTAAGCTAAGTAATTTGGTAGTGGTCGTCATACTCTATGTAATACACTGATATAATACTATATTACTAGTATAATTTTACAAATATAAAAACTTTAAAAAACTATTTAAAAACGATATGATAAACAACATAGAATGACAGAAGAAACAACATTAATATCAGTGGAAGGTAAATGTACAGAAACAATAAAAACATTAATAGAGAAATACAAGGATGATGAATATATGACAAACCGAATATACAACCACATTGTAAATTATTTACCCAATACACTTGATAATGAAATGAAAAATCATGAAAAACGTGTAAATCGCAATAATTATTTAACCAACGAACAACAAATTTTTATACAAGTTTTTTTGAGTAAAAACAAATATTTTTATTTGCCGAATAATAATTTTTTTTATGAATATGACGGCGAAAAATATTTAATCGTTAAAGAGGATGATGTGATTCACAAATTACTTTCTACTATATCAAATGACCGTATTCTTTTGCAATGGAAATATAAAACAAAAATAAATATTATTAAACAAATTAAGGATAGAAGTCTTTTCAATTCCATACCAGAAACAGACACCATCCAAAATGTTTTAAATGTTTTGTATCCGGCTATTTTTCATTCTAAAAATACGGCAAAATATTTTCTTACTATTATTGGTGATAATATTCTTAAAAAACATTCAAATAATATAATTCTAGTGAGCCCAAAAATGAAACAAATAGTAAATGAATTAGACAATGTTGCATTATCTTCTATTGGGTTCAATAATACAACGAATAATTTTATGACCAAATATCACGAAAATCATTCCTACGAAAACTGTAGACTTATAAAAATCAATGAAAATTTTTCAATTGACGTATGGAGGGAATTACTCAAAAAAATTGGTCTGGACTTGTTATGCGTTGCTGCACATTATTCAAAACGATATGAAACGGCTGACCAGTTTATAGAAAATAAATCGGATGAAGATTTGACTTCTTATGTTTATTATTTGAAAAACACAAACCCGAATAATATAGTCGTTGATTTTTGCAATAAATACATTATTGAATCGAACAGTGAGTGTAAAATGGAATGGAAAAATTTACATTTTGTTTGGAAACAATTTTTATCTAGTTGTAACTTACCAAATGTTATATACTCAAATACATTAAAGAATATTCTTAAAGAAAAATATATTTACGATAACGATGATGATAGTTTTATGGGTATAACAAGCAAATATTTACCTGTTCACAGTGATTTTATTAAATTTTGGGAAAATACAATTACCATTCAAATTTCAGAGAATGATACGTATACAAATGCTGTTGTAAATAATATTCATCCTTTATTGTTTGATAATGAAATAGAAATAGACGAGTTGTGTTCGCTCTTTAAATATTGGTCAAAACAACATCCATCACAACTCATGTCAAATGGTCATATTTCCGAAGAAAATATATTGAAGATTTTAAAACATTTCTTTCCTATGGTTGAAATTATAGAAGATAAATTCGTTATAAATGTTTGTTGTAATCTATGGAATAAAATGAATGATATAAATTCGTCGTTTGAATATATTAAAGAGCAAATTAAATTTGAACATAAACTGGCTCTTATATCCTTTGATGATGCGTATAATTATTATTACAAGTTTTGTAATTTAAACTCATTGAATTTTATTGTCAGTAAAAGATATTTTGAAAAATATTTATATTTTAAAATCGCTGACCATATTGTTTATGAAAAATTTATAGAAACCGAATGGGCGCAGTAAATAATAATGTGTAAATTTTATACAGTATTATTTCGACATGATTTCGATATGATTTCGACATGATTTCGATATGATGGGTTGGGGTTTTATGCTGCATTTCCAGCTACAAATTGAAGATTCACACCTGATGTTCCGACTCCTTCACCATTGTATGATTGTGGTGCTAAAGGTCCTCCTAAAACCATACCACCTCTCATCTTTCTAGAACCATGACCTCTTTTAAATAATTTGAAGGTTCCCTTCTTTGGTTTAAAACCTAATTTAAACAATTTTTTAATGGCACTTTTACCTCTTTTGTGTTGTTTTCTAGAAACAATACGTCCATGCTTGTTCATCATCAAATGAGATTTGGTAAGTCCACCTGCGGTTTTTTTAGCTGTTCCGTGCCAAACTTGAGCACGTGTTCCGATAGTATGTTCGAATGTCATTATAAGATAAATTGAGAAAATAATTATTTTACTAAATAAATGATTATTTACACAGGCGCTGGTATTTAGACGCAATTAAAATTTATTGATAGGTGGACTTCCGCTTCCACCAGGCATACCTTCCATTCTACCTAAATAATTCACATGTAAAGGTTGGTCTAAATAAAAATTACCATATTGCGTATTTCCACCTTTTGAATATTTAATAATTTGTGCTATTCGCATTGAATTTGAAACCTTAATAGATGGAGAATCTGAACCAATAGTAAACTTGTCATATTTATCAGCTACACATGCAGAACAGGTCAATTGTTGAGAATTGGGAAATAATGAGTTATAAACAGCTACATAATTTATCATTTTTGAATTATTCGCTTTTTTACCTGGTGTAAATTGTCTTTGTGAATACATATATACAATAATAGTTTATTTTTTGTTTCTTAGAAACGCCCAATTGTGTTTATTTTTGTAATATATTGTAAATATATATTGTAAATATATAATGAAAACAATTCTGGTAACCGGAGGAGCCGGATTTATCGGTTCCAATTTATGCGAACGTTTGCTAAAGGATGGACATCACGTTCTTTGTCTCGATAATTTATACACTGGTTCTATACAAAATATAAAACATTTATTCAATCATCCAAAATTCAAGTTTATGAACCATGATATTATAACACCTTTGTATATGCCATTCAAAATTGACCAAATATATAATTTAGCATGTCCTGCATCGCCGCCTAAATATCAACAAGACCCTATTTACACTCTACGAGTCAATTTTCAAGGAGTATTAAACCTACTTGAATTAGCAAAAAAACATAATGCAACCATCCTGCAATCTTCTACTTCTGAAGTATATGGAGAGCCTGAAATATCGCCGCAACATGAAAATTATCGAGGGAATGTAAATACCGTTGGAATACGTAGTTGTTATGACGAAGGAAAAAGAGTCGCAGAAACGTTAATGATGGATTATCACAATCAACATAACGTGGATATTCGGATTGTTCGCATATTTAACACCTATGGCCCTCGAATGGATAAACACGATGGAAGAGTGGTATCCAATTTTATAAACCAAGCGATTCACAATAAAGATATTACACTCTATGGAAAGGGTGACCAAACGCGCAGTTTTTGTTATATAGAAGACCTGCTAAATGGTATCATTAAATTAATGAATTCATCCTATACTCAACCTATGAATATTGGAAACCCTTACGAAATCAGTGTCGCCGATTTGGCCAACATTATTATTCGCTTAACCAATTCCAAATCTTCTATTGTTTATCAACCGCTACCGAGCGATGACCCTACCAATAGAAGACCAGATATCACTCGAGCGAGAGAAATACTTCACTGGGAATCAACCTACGACTTGGAAGCAGGAATCGTAAAAACCATTGAATATTTTGCCAGCTTAGAAGAATAAAAATAAAAGAATAGAGGAAAAGAATAAAATTGAATAAAAATTACGGTTTAAAACAAAGAACACACAATAAACTATAATGACCTCTACAGACGTTAATCTCGCGAATAAATATCAAAAAAAAACCGACATTGAACATATTTTATCCAATCCAGACACATATATCGGCTCTGTAGAAGAAGTGGATACCGATTTATGGATTCTTGATACTATTTCAAATAAAATTGTTGAAAAAAACATTAAATATATTCCTGGCCTATTTAAACTCTTCGATGAAGGTATTGTAAATTGTCGCGACCACGTGATTCGCATGCAACAAGCCATTTCTAACGGACAACAAAATTGTATACCTGTATCCAATATTGAAATAACCATTGACGACGATGGTACAATTACCATGCTGAATGATGGAAACGGCATTGATGTCGCAGAACATCCGGAACATAAAATGTGGATTCCTGAAATGATATTTGGACATCTAAGAACCTCTACCAATTACGATAAAACCGAAAAGAAAATTGTCGGCGGTAAAAACGGTTTTGGATTTAAATTAGTGCTAATATGGTCCACCTATGGTTCAGTTGAAACGGTTGACCATATTAGGGGATTAAAATATAAACAAGAATTCAAAAACAACTTGGACGAAATTTGCAAGCCTTCTATTACGAAATGTAAAAACAAACCATATACAAAAATCACTTTCAAACCAGACTATAAACGCCTAGGTATTCATGGTCTGACCCCGGATATTATTGCTCTACTGAAAAAAAGGACCTACGACATTGCGGCGGTTACCGACAAGACCATTAAAGTAAAATATAATGGCGAGCTCGTTCCTGTTAAAAATTTTGAGCAATATATGAATATGTATATTGGCGACAAAAGTGAAACACCTCGAGTATACGAAGAAAATGGACAACGTTGGGAATATGGTGTTGCATTAACTCCTACCAATGAATTTGCCCAAGTATCTTTTGTAAACGGCATTCATACTGCCAAAGGTGGAAAACACGTTGAATATATTTTGAACCAAATCACCAGAAAATTAGGCGAATTTATTGAGAAGAAAAAGAAGGTCAAGGTAAACCCAAACACGATTAAAGAACAGCTCATATTATTCTTACGTTGTGATATTGAAAACCCTGCGTTTGATAGTCAAACCAAGGATTATATGAATACCCCTTCGTCTAAATTTGGCTCCAAATGTGACGTCAGTGATAAATTCATCGAAAAGATTGCTAAAATGGGCGTGATGGATGCTGCATTGCAATTGACCGAAGTCAAGGAAAACAAAGCCGCCAAGAAAACGGACGGCGTGAAAAGCAAAACAGTCCGCGGCATACCCAAATTAACCGATGCCAACTGGGCAGGAACTGAAAAATCCAAGGATTGTATTATCATATTTTGTGAAGGCGATTCAGCCAAAGCAGGTATTATTTCTGGCTTATCATCCGAAGACCGCAACATCATCGGCGTTTATCCTATGAAGGGTAAGATATTAAATGTAAGGGGAGAACCAGTGAAGAAGATTTCCGAAAATAAAGAAATTGCGGAAATCAAGAAAATATTAGGTTTGGAAACTGGGAAAAAATACAACACTATCGAAGATGTATATAAAAATTTGCGCTACGGAAAGGTGTTATTTATGACGGACCAAGATTTAGATGGTAGCCATATAAAGGGATTAGGTATTAATTTATTCCAATCGGAATGGCCTACCCTCGCCAATATTCCTGGATTTATTGGTTTCATGAATACTCCTATATTGAAGGCGAAAAAGGGAGATGTAGAATTGAATTTCTATAATGACGGCGAATATAACGAGTGGAAGGCGGAAAATGACAGCAAAGGGTGGAAAATCAAATATTATAAAGGTTTAGGTACCAGTACAGGTAAGGAATTTCGCGAATATTTTGAGAAGAAGAAAATGGTGGGTTTCCAACATTCCGAAAAATCTGACGATGCGATTGATATGGTATTTAATAAAAAACGCGCGGATCACCGTAAAGACTGGCTGAAATTATACGACAGAGATGCATATCTAGATACCGCCAAATCGAATGTCACCTACGAAGAATTCATTGATAGAGAATTAATACACTTTTCGAAATATGATTGTGACCGAAGCATTCCTAACTTGATGGACGGTCTTAAAATATCTTTGCGTAAAATATTGTTTTCAGCATTCAAAAAGAATTTAACGAGCGAAATTAAAGTCGCACAGTTTTCAGGGTATGTTTCCGAGCATTCTGGTTATCACCATGGCGAAGCAAGTTTGAATGCCGCAATTGTTGGAATGGCTCAAAATTTCGTCGGCTCGAATAATATTAACTTGTTTATGCCTAATGGTCAATTCGGCACTCGATTACAGGGTGGCAAAGACAGTGCATCCGAAAGATATATATTTACCCAATTAAATAAAATCACGCGCAGTATTTTCCCAGCGGCGGATGATAATGTGTTGGAATATTTGAATGACGATGGTTTGTCCGTAGAGCCGATTTATTATGCGCCTATAATCCCTATGGTATTAGTGAATGGGTCCAAGGGAATTGGTACTGGTTTCAGCACGGATATTATGTGTTATAATCCGTTACAAATTATCGAATATTTACAAAACAAATTGCTATTCATTGAAGACGATATTGAATTTATTCCTTATTACGAAGGATTCAAAGGTCACATATCAAAAATTAGCGACGAAAAATTCTTAATCAAAGGACTATATGAAACAGTGGGCGTAGATAAAATTAAGGTCACTGAGTTACCAGTGGGTTATTGGACCGAAGATTTCAAAGAACTATTGGAGTCGCTCATTGATCCAGGTGTTGATAAAGAAGGTAAAAAAATAGCCGCGATTATCAAAGATTATGATGATATGAGTAAAGATACCAATGTCGATTTTACCATTACATTTATGAAGGGCAAATTAGAAGAACTAGAGGCTTCCAAAAGTGCCGATTATGGTTGCAATGGGGTCGAAAAATTGTTGAAATTGTATACTACAAATACGACGACGAATATGCATTTATTCGATGCGAGTGATACCCTTCATAAATACGAGAAGGTATCGGAAATAATCGATGCCTATTATGAAGTGCGTTTGAAATTATACGAAACCAGAAAAGCATACTTGATTGATGCATTAGAAAAAGACTTGGTCTTATTATCCAACAAAGCAAAATATATTCAGGAAAATTTAGATGGAACGATTGATTTGCGAAAGAAAAAGAAGGAACAAGTAGTTACAATCTTAGCAGAAAAGGGGTACGCTAAAATCGATGATGATGAATATAAATATTTAATCAAAATGCCGATGGATTCAGTTACGGAAGAAAATGTAGATAAATTATTAAAGGACAAATCGACTAAAGAAACGGAATTAAATATAATTAAAAATACGACTGTTCATAAAATGTGGAAATCCGAATTGGATGTTCTGAAAGAACAATATGTCGAATATAAAGATTTACGAACTAGACTCATGAATGGCGAAGACGATGCCAAGGCAAATAAGAAGAAGGTTGTATCGAAGGGCGGTGGTGTAGTTAAAAAAATCGTTAAAAAATAGAAAACACGAAACACGAAACAATTAAAAATTTTGAGGCACCAACTGTGATTAGTCCTTCAAATTTTTTTGTAAAATTTCTTTGATTTCGTTTTCTTTAAAGTTCTCTCCACAACCTATAAATTGAAACAGGTTTTTCAAATTATTTATTTGAAACATTTTCTCAAAACTGGTTAAATAACACCATTCTTTATTTTGACTATAAAATTCAATGAGTTCGTTGCTGGTTTTCTTTAAAAAGGGGATTGCATTTTTATCTTTTTTAAACCAACTACTCTGGCTTTGTGCTTGAATATTCTCTCTAATTTGTATGATGACTTTGGTTTGGGGGAATAACTCTTTAAAATCTTTAATATAAGTAATATTTCCCGAATCATATCTAATCTCTTTACATCCCCAAATATTGGTGGTCTCTTTATTTTTAAACATGTTTACAATTGTGATTTTTATTAGTTGCACGATTTGTTGATAATGGTAAGAATTATACCAAGCAGGCTTGACATTTTTTTCAATCAACTCTTCGTATGAAGTGGGCTGTAAGAATCCTGGAATATAATTCGTTGAAGCATATTTGATTCTTCTATAAAATTCCAACAGACTATTTAGAGCGCCATAATTCTCTCCACAAATGTTGCTATTTGGTATAGTATTTAGTATTCTTTGTAAAGTCGTAGAACCAGACCGTCCTGTTGCGCATATTAAAATAATTTTGTCGTCCATAGTTACTAATATTTATAGGTATTAGTAAATATGTTATAAAACGCGCTGTTTGTTTAGAACCAAGGTTTCAATTCTAACTGTCTATCGTTATCGTTGGCCATTACTGGGTGAGCAATTGGAACAACCAGGGTACTAACGTCACTCACATATTTCATATATCCTTGAGCCTCACTATAAACTTGCTGAATACAATAATCTAATACAATCTTATTTAATTGTATAATTTGTTCTTGGTACTTATCTGGTTGGTTTGCTGCATATTGCAAAAACACACTTCTCATTATTATTTTTAAAGAATCGCAATCTTGCGGTCCTATAACATATTGTCCATTTGATTTTTTGTAAACCCCTGCTCTAATACCATTTTGTATGAGCTGAATATTTTCTTGAGAGAAAAAGGCGACCGATAAAGGGGTCGAATCCCATAAGCCTTCCGTAGGATTCCTAAATGTTGCGCATTGATTCGCAGGTATTTTATCGTACATTTGAAATAACATTGAAGTATTAGGTGTTTTTATATCTACTCGTCCATTATTAACTTTGCTCATTTATATTAGTCAAATAGAAAAAATTACGTTTTATATATTTTATATTTTATATTTTATATATATATTTTATATATGGCAACTTTTCAAAAAATAATCCTTTATTCTGCTATCATAATATTAATTATTACTTTAGTAATTATAGGTATAGCATTATCAAATGCTTCTTCTTCGCAAACATGGCCCCCTATGGTGCCTCAATGTCCGGATTATTGGTCAGTTGACGGGTCTGGCAATTGTGTAAATGTACATGATTTAGGAACATGTTCTCCATCTGGAAACGATAAACATTTACAAATGGATTTCAGCACATCTGATTATACAGGAACTCAAGGTGCATGTAATAAATATACCTGGGCTACCAACTGTGGGGTAAGTTGGGATGGTATTACATATGGAGTGAGTAATCCATGTCAATCGACTTCATAAGTAATAGAATGAGTAAAGCTTAAAGGGTGTAAAAAGGTGGGTGTAAAAGAGTGTAAAATTATAATTATAATATATTTATATCTATAATGGCAAATAGAAACCATGATGATACACCTATAAACAATGATACCATGATAAACAAAATGAATCATTTACCTCTGGAAATAATACATATAATAAAAGAGTTTGTTCCAAAGGTGGCATTTGTTTTCACCAATAGAGAGAATTATGTTTTATACCATTCATTATTAGCACCCTGTATTTCAAACTATGAAAATTATATAAGAGATACCATTCGCCGTGATAATGATTTCGTATTCATTATGATTCTTAGAGAGAATTATAAAAAATGGTATGAAATAACAAAATATAAATATAAAAATATGATTTTCAAAAATTACCTATATTTTATCATTCAATTTTGTATAGAAAACGACTCTAATAATTGTAGCAATGTTATTCATGATTTTTTACAAGAACATGGATTAGGTAAAAATCTACATAAAAAGAATGTTGTTAAATATATAAGATGGAAAAATTAAATATGAATGATATTCTCAATAGAAATGATATAGTCGCAAATATAAAAAATATATTACATGAATTTGAAATTAATAAAAACAACATACTTTTTAAAAAAGGTATATATCTATACGGCGATCCAGGAACAGGGAAGACGACCTTTATCGCAAATATTTTAAAAGAACTGGACTATGACATTGTTAAATATGATGCCGGTGATATACGGAATACTTCTGTCATTGAAGATATAACCCGACACAACATGTCAGATAAAAATATTATGAGTTTATTTAATAAAAAAGTACGCAAAATCGCTATTATTATGGATGAAATTGATGGAATGAACAATGGTGATAAAGGTGGTATAAATACGTTGATTAAACTAATAAGACCTAAAAAGACCAAAAAACAAAAACTAGAAGAAGTTACCGTAAACCCTATCATATGTATCGGTAATTACAAAGTTGATAAAAAAATTAAAGAATTGATGAAAGTTTGCAATACTATAGAATTAAAAACACCTAATTCATTACAAATAACCCGTATTGTCAATTCATTAATGCCAAATGTAAGTGAAGAAATTCGAATGAAAATTAGTCATTACGTTAAAGGTGATTTAAGAAAGTTAAATAATATTTATACATTGAATAAAAACAAACCAGAACTATTTACAAAGAATATTATTGAAAATATACTACAGATTAAATCTTACAGTGATGATACGAAAAAAATAACTCATAAGCTAATTAATAATAGTTATCATTTGAGCGAGCATAATAATATTATGAACGAAACTGATAGAACGAGTGTTGGCCTATTATGGCATGAAAATATTATTGATGTTATTGACAAAATCGATAAAAAACAGTCTATACCATTTTATATTCATCAACTCAATAATATATGTTTTGCGGATTATATTGATAGAATTACATTTCAAAAACAAATCTGGCAATTTAACGAAATGAGCTCATTGATTAAAACATTTAAAAATAACAAAATGTATCACGAGTTTTCAAAAAATAACAAAGGTCTTAAGGGTAAACAATGTAATTTGGACGAAATTAGATTTACGAAGGTATTAACCAAATATTCGACCGAATATAATAATTCACTTTTTATACAGAAGCTATGTCAGAAACTAGGAATGGATAAAAAGGATTTGTTTGGTTTTTTTGTTCATCTCAAAAATAATAAAAGTGATGCTGAAATTATTAATTTACTTGAAAATTACGAAATTTATAAATTAGATATTAATCGAATGTATAGATATATTGAAAAGTATATTACAGAAAATGCATCGGGGACCGCTGATAAGGAAATAGAGGAAGAATATGAAGATGTTGGTGAGGATTGTTTTGAAGACGAATAAATGATAGGGTGTATTATGTTATGTTTCAATGTCAAACTCAAAATCTTTCATCAATCCACCTGCAAGTAAATTAGGGGGTTTTATGGAGTCATCTCTTAACATTTCTAATTTGTTATTTATAGATATGTCGTTATCTTGTAGAAAATCTAGATATTTTTTGTTTTGGATATTCTCATACACTTTGCTTAATTCTACCACTTCGTTTTCCGGATATCTTTCATCATTACCACTAAATTTTATATTACTATAATATCCTTTGCTAAATATATTTTTTTGTTGTATATGTAATGTATTTGGTTTCGCAATAAAATGATTGGTGGACAAATGGTTATAATTTATTTTATTGTTATTTATTTTATTACTCGTTACAAATACATGTAAATAAAATAATATAACTATTGATAAAAACTTCATAAGTAAATGTAGTATGATGTTTTTATGTATATTATGTAAATAATATTTCTTTTACAAAAAATATAATTTACTGTAGGTGTGCCGCGCATTTTACAAATTATCTTGATTTTATTGCTCTTCAGGAGTCGTTGGTTCTTGCTGTTCTGGTTTCTCTTCAGGAGTCGTTGGTATTTCCTTTTTTTCCTGCATTTTCTCCTTGATTTTTTCTTGAATTAATTTTTTAATTTTATCTTCCAAATACTGAACCTTATCTTTCAAAAATTGGTTTTCTATTGACAACTGTTGTATAATAATTGTCTGCTCATTGTTATTTTGGGGATTCGTTAACGGTTGTAATTTATGCATAGTCTCTTGGTATTTCTTATATTCTTCCATTTGATGTGTGATCATTTTTTCTCTTTCTTCTTTTCGTTCTTTAATTTGTTTTATCACGTCTGGTTTGTGCTCTGGTTTACCTGGTTCATAAGATTCTAATAAACTATCTATATCTTCCATGAAAAATTTTAGTATATCCGGTTCTTTTATCATATCAGCAGGAGTTACCGAAGATATATTTATAAACCTAGTTTGTCCTTGTGCTAACAAGTCCTTTTTATTCACTGAATTATGATTATGCGAAAATACTAATATAGCTTTTAATGGATCCAATTGAACAAACGGTATGGTATACTCCTTTAAAAAATGTTTCTCTTCGGCGATACAAGACGTCTCATCATATCTCGTTTTACTTAATAATTCTCTTTTAAATGCAAATGTTCCAGCGGTCGCATGATTTGGACCGTAAGGGCCGAATTTAAACATTTTGTTTATGTCATCCTTAAAATAAATGAACATTACACTTGAACCTGCACATAATGCTTTTGGTGAAGATTTTAATCTTTCTACTGCATGACTAATTCTTTCGGGCGGATAATAATCGTCATCATCCATATAAACAATGATTTCACCCTTCGATTTATCATTTAAAAAGTTTCTTTTTTTACCTAAAGTCATTTTCTCATCGAATTTAAAATATTTTATTTGTGGGATATGGGATACCAAGTCTTCTATTTTGTCCGTTCCATCGTCTACGATAAGCCATTCGATTTTATTCTTGGGATAAGTTTGGTGTTCAAAACATTTGAGCATCATTGGAATAAAAGGTCTTCGGTTAAAGGTTGGTGTGCATATACTTACAAAGGGTATATGCTTGAGCTTCTGTTTATTCTTTCCCATTATTATATTTAGTTAGATATAATAATATTTAAGTTATATTTCTTAGGCATATATTTCTTAGGCAGTTATTTCTTAGGCAGTTATTTCTTAGGCGATATATGATTACTTACTTGCGTTGCAAATGTTTACCAATATGTTTCAATTCTTTTGTAATATTGCCGCCGCCAGATTGTTTTCCAAATAACATATTATATAATGCTCCGTGTTTGTTCTTTACCGTTTCGTTATAACTGCATGTTTTCTTGGCTTGATTATAACTAACCATATTTGATAAATGTTCCTTATTTATAGGTTTAAATATGTCAATGGTTATTATACCAAAATATATAAGTGCAAGTGTTATCATTGAAAATACCCCTGGAATTGTACCTAATTTAAGAAATGCACTCAAAATGACCAAAAAATTAAAAATACTAAGAATAGGTATTTTATAATATTTAAATACGTCTTGCATTATAGCGGCAGAAGTAATATTATTACCATTTAAATCTGCCTCATAAGAAATAGATGAACATAAACAATAGAGAATTGATAATATGGATAATACGGAAAGCAATGGTATTGAGAAAAATAATACTATTATAAATAGAATCAGCAAACCTATTGCACATGCATAATTAAAAGGTGACACCAAAGTAACATCTTCCCATTGTGGTTTTCCGGTGCCAGAATCATTCGCATTGGTCTTAAAGAACCATCCCATGTGTGCAAACCATAAACAAGCTAAATAAATATGGTCCACCATGAAGATAATCGTAGATACGAAAAATAATATAGCGGGGCCGAATATAACCAACAAAACTTCTGGCAAACTATTCAACATATTTAAAATCGTGGTAAATGAAATATAATTAAATTGGATGATGGACTCTGTAATTGAAATAAAATAATTCGCTAAAAAGTTTGAACCTGCTTCGTTTTTATATTCATAAAACATATCTAGAATTTTGTTTGAAGCGTTATATTCGTTGTGGGGGAATTTCAGTTTCATTGACATTTGAGGTTTGGTAAACATGGTGGTAAAAATATTTGTTTCGATTGGTTGAATATTTGGTTTCGTATCTGTATAAGGAGAACAATGAATATTGGTAGGTAATATATTCGATTGCGCTAATTTACAACCATATAAGATTAAACCACTGCATGAGAAATAAATGATAAACATAATAAATAAAATAAATATATTCCTTACAAAACCTCCAATATTAGAATAATAACTACCATTATTTGTGGAATTTGAATCTTGCTTTTTTTCATCGATCGTTGAAGTATCACTTGATTCAGACATTTCTTATATTTAAATGATATAAAATTTATTTTGATTGTATAAGTATTTACTAAATCGAATATTTACACCTTTGAAATATATTTTATTTTTTTATTTTATGTTGTACTATATTATATGGGGTTATCTTCAAAACAATATAATATAATATATTTGTTGCTGATTAGTTTTATATTGTTGGTGGCAATATTTCATTTGATCGATTACTTGGTGACCAATAAATATATCATAGAATGTTTCACACCTGGGCCTATTTCGGAAGACACTAGCGGCTCTACGAGTCACACGGTGAATTTACCTTTAACAACCACCTTTAGTTGCAAAAATTTTTGTGGACCTACCGCCAGATGTGCGATAACTGGTCAGCAATGTTTTACCGATATAGACTGTCCTGGCTGTCAGCCACAGAATCCATCTTTACCAAAATCAAATGAAAATGTTCCTGGAAATGATGATGCGGGAAAACTTACCTTGGGTGTAACTCCTCAATATTCATCTTTAACAAGTGGTTATGGCACTCATGAAACAGTAATAACAAAGAATATGAATTCTAAACCCGCGATGCCTAGTTTTGGTGTGAATGTTTGGTTAGATGATTTTAAGGAAGAAGAAAAATTGTTTAACACTAGATATAAACCATATGGTGTACAATACATGCCAAATTATCCGAAAAGATATAGCTTAACCGGGGAGTTTGTGGACGATGGACCTTTTGCGGCTAATGCGCCAATGTAATACCGCCAATAATGTAATACATGATTCTAATGGTGTAATATTCATTTATCCACTACAACATTCTTCACAATATTGCGAATAATTTTGTCCTCTTTTTCCGCATCGTTATCACCAGACCCACCCATGGATTCTATGATGAGTTTATTGTATTTATCAGAAACCTTCGAATATGATTTGTTATACTCTGGATTTTGTTCTTTAAATTTGGGTATTAAGCGTTGGTTCTTTGATACGACCTTTTTAATCATTTTGCGCATTTTGCATTGGGATTCATCTTTTTCCCATACATTTTCATCTTTAATATAAATGGTTTCTCTCTTTTTGTCGGTACAATGAATAGGACGTTTGGTAACATCGAGTGCATTCAGGTTTTTGACAATAATATTCGAAATGCCTTCTACAAAACCCACCTCCCCCACATTTTCCAGGTCGCTCACTTGCAACTTGATAGATTCTACAAAATCATTTATATTCATGGCATCTTTGCAGGTCTCATTTAAGAAAAGGTTTAGATTGAACGCCTTGTTATGAGAGTTTGTTACCGTATTGATATTATTACTTGTATTGTGCGTTCCGTTTTTAATTACTTCCATCATCATATTTTGCTGTTCTACCATCATACTTTTAAAATCAGTTGTTTCTTTTATGAGAGCTGAATTTTGTTTAATTAACATCAAAATAAGCTGATCCTTGTCATTAGTATCTTGTTTCACTACTAAACTACTACATTTTTCTTCTACGTTGCATATTTTTTTATGTCTATAATAACCACTGTCATATTTATATATTTTTCCACACCCACATACATAATTAGCAACTTTTGCAACTAATTCACTATCATTTTCTACCATTTTACTATCATTCATACGTTTTTTGTGTTTATCTGATTGATTATGTTTTTTAAAACTACTTTTTTTATACGTATTATAGTGACAAATATCACAACAAAATTTATGGGCAACTTTTAGCAACTTTTCACTATCCATTACTATCCTTAATATGATAGTAGAAAAGTTTCCTAAATATTTACCCCAAAAAAAGAAAAATTTATCGTCACAAAATAAAAAATATTTTTTCAGAGACCAGACCATAAAATTCAAATATGGTCTCAGAAAAATTTTTGGCATAAAGTATTTTGGGTTTTGAAAATTGGACAAAAAAAATGTCCAAAATCGATTTTCCCAAAAAAGTCTTCCCCAAATTTATTCATCGATACTACACGCGAAGGGACCAAATTTCCTAAAAAAACAACAAATCTACTACATTTTGTAGTAAAAACGCCACTATAATGACTTATCCACCACTATATTCTTCGCAATATTTCGAATAATTTTGTCCTCTTTTTCTAGATCATTATCCCCCGAACCACCCATGGATTCTATGATGAGTTTATTGTATTTATCAGAAACCTTTGAATATGATTTGTTGTACTCTGGGTTTTGTTCCTTGAATTTTGGTATTAACCGTTGGTTCTTGGAAACCACCTTTTTAATCATCCGACGCATTTTGCATTGCGACTCATCCTTTTCCCAGGTATTTTCATCTTTAATGTAAATGATTTCTCTCTTTTTGTCGGTACAATGAATCGGACGTTTGGTGACATCGAGTGCATTCAGATTCTTCACAATAATATTCGAAATACCTTCTACAAAACCCACTTCGCCGACATTTTCCAAGTCGCTCACTTGCAACTTGATAGATTCTACAAAATCGTTTATATTCATCGCATCTTTGCAGGTCTCATTTAAGAAAAGGTTTAGGTTGAACGCCTTGTTATGAGAATTGGTATTATTGATGGTATTAGTATTATGAGTGCCGTTTTCTAGCATTTTTATCATCATACTTTTAAAATCAGAGTTTTCCTTAATAAGCATCATTATCAGTTCTTTATCAGTTGGTTCATGATGTTTTGTTTCTTTTTCCACAACGTCGCATTTTTTATCAAGACACGTACCTTTGCTTTTATGTCTCCACAAACCAGAATGGTGCTTGTATATATTACCACATTCGCATATATATTCATTCATATTTTCGGCGTTTTTAGGCGTTTTTGATGTATCATTTTGTATCATATTCACATTGTTCAAATGTTTAGGTCTAGTTATATGTCTTTCCCAATCACAAAGTTTGCTGCATTTAAAGTGACACAAATCACAACTAAAATTCTTGGCGTTTTTCGGCGTTTTTGATGTATCATTTTGCATCATATAAAAGATACAGATAAAAACGCCTAAATATTTACCCCAAAAAAAGAAAAAATTATCGTCACAAAATAAAAAATATTTTTTTAGTTACCAGACCATAAAATTCAAATATGGTCTCAGAAAAATTTTTGGCATAAAGTATTTTGGGTTTTGAAAATTGGACAAAAAAAATGTCCAAAATGGATTTTCCCAAAAAAGTCTTCCCCAGATTCACTCATCGATACTACATGTGAAGGGACCAAAAATCCATGAAAAATAGTGTTTTCTCTACATTTTGTAGTATTTTCGTTGTAAATTCTTTACATAAATGTAAAAAATATATTATGCAAAAAATATATTATGTAAAGAAACTATTTACCACCCCTTTTCGCTCGCAGGAGTAGTCGTATTAAATTCATATTTATTATACAAATTTGTTAATAATTCATCGAAATCCAATTCAACTTCGTTACAGTGTTCCCAAGTAAAACCATCGTATATATACGGCATTGCATAATAACTCTTGGTCGGATTGGTCCATTCATGTATATCGTTATTGGTGGGGCCAACCTTGGTGTCTCTATCGTTATTGGTAGCATCGTACATTTGGTCATGCTGATAATGTCCATAACAACACTCCTCCGATACTTCAAAATCATCAATATCGCTATTGTAACACGACACCTTGTTACAAACATATTCGGCTTCCGCATCCGTAGGCCAATCATCCGAATTAAAACCGCCTGCCATATATTTCGCCTGCAATAGTCTTTCCGTGGTGGGATGTATAGGCCAAAACGAAGGATCGGCTGGCGAAGCGGATTCCAAATGGTCGCCCCCAAATACCTTACTGCCATCGCCGCCACATATAAAATCAATCCAAGCATCCCAACCTTCGTCTGGCATATCATCTACAGGGACACATTCATAATCACTATTCAGGATACTATGTTGCAACATTAACGATAAAACATCCATTCGCTCATCATTACATTCGTAATTACACGCAATGTCTTCTTTTTCCATAGAATATTCGCCCTTTTCATTCGTGGCGGAACAATCAGTAGGGGGAATCAACACATTTGCTCTATATAATTCTTTCAAATAAAATATCCAATTTTTACATAAATTTATTTGGCCGTCTACGCTCAATATATAACCAGATTCTCGTAAAGGGTTCATGGCATCGCAACCAAATACGCCACCTACGACACCATGGGTGGATGCATGTGGTGCATAAGGGATTTGATGCAGGAAATCAGTGATACTGTCGTATTCCAACATGGTATAATGTGAATCGCATTTGGGTAAATCCTTGTCTATAGAGACATACCGAGTAATGTATTTGGACGGATTTATATTCCAGGGCGCGCGCATATATCCATAGGCCGTATATAGCTCATCGTATTTGGTATTATAATCCGCCATGACATTTGCCCATTTGCCGTCAGGGATTTTCCCATCGTCTATACCATTGCTGTCATATAACCACCCCCACGTTAAATTATTCGGTAGCGTTAATGTGCCAAAGGTGTTTTCCTGAAACATGGGCGATTCCCATACACTAATATTGTAGGCGGTCTCAATCGTATAATCCCAATAAGGCAACGAAATCGACGGCTCTACGGCTTGCATGGCCTTCTCGAATATATTAGTCATTTTAATATGCTGTGCTAAAAACCCGAGTCCTTCGTGAACATGGTCCGCATCTATCCACGCGGCATTAAAGTAGTGATATTCTAATAAATATACGTAATTATGATAGCTGTCGCCATAGAGCGCCGCTCCAGTATCCTCGTCGGTAGTCCACATAGTATACATTGCATCGATCGTTTTGGTCAAATCGTCCTCTGTTAATGCGCGAAATTCACGGCGAACATACATACACAAGAGTTTTCCTTCGCTGGATCGTCCGGTGTATTCTCCGTTAAAGGCATTATATTGTTTCAATGTTACACTGTATTCGTCATTTAAAGGATCGCATTCATAGCTAAAGGATGTGTCGGCGGCATCATAGTCTTCCAGGCAATCATTGTTTTTATCACAGATAGTATATTTATGATTATATTTGCGGTCCGCATTATCGTCCCCAGTATCTGTAATAGATATCCACATGTTGGCATAAGGTTCGATGACACCCGTGTAGGGTTTTAGGAATTTATAGGAATATAAATCGCTGGCATTGGGTAGGAAATAGGATAATACATCATAACCGTCGCGATTCGTCGTAAATCGTAAATCGTATTGATTATAGAAATCCGTATAGGTGTCATCATCTTCGTCTAGATAGGTGGGAAAGGCGGTCGGTCGATTTGTTTTCTCGGGGATTTTGGCGTTGTTTCCGTTGTTTTCGTTGTTTTCAGTTATATCGTTATTCGTTAAAGGATGAATCGTGTTTTCTACAAGTGTCAAGGGGTCGCCGTTTTGATTCCTTTTTACCAAGAGCGATATATTAAACGGCAATGCGGCAATAAAGAGTAAGCCAAACAAGAGAACACACATATAC